CTTATCTTTTATAGAAATTTCAAGAGCTTTATTTTTAGATTTTAAAATATTATTATTTGCAACAATCTTTTTATCAAGCTGACTCTTACTAATAGTTACTTTTTTTTGTCCGAATGTATCTCCCATAATAGATTAATGAAAAGATAATATGTCTACAGTATCACTTGCAGTTGTATCTCCATCTGGAAGAGATACAGTTAAGCCAGTCATTACTAACCCCTCTATAGTAAATGGAAGATTTCTACCTTCAATAACTATTTTCTTTTGAGTATCTGTATTTCCATTTAATGCTATGGTAAATGTATCAGCATCTTCTACTGTTCCATCTCCATCATAAATAACAACTTTTTTAGCTGGACTACTTTCAGTAATATAAGTTGAAGCAGCTGGAGATGAATCAAGGGTATCTCCACTTATATCAATTTGCTCATAATTATAATCATTGTAAGCTGATAGATTTGTTGCCTCTTGCACTGTAAAACCATGTGTTGGATCGTATGCCATTTTATTTCTCCTTTACCCTAAGCCATGACTGGCGTGAATGGGTTATTTATTATTTTTATTTTCTTCAGGATGCATTTGTAATAATACTTCTAATGCCCCTTGTGCTTTCATAATCATCAAATGATGATGATCTGCTTGTTTTTTATGCTCTTCCAATTGAGTTCTTAAAGTTTGTATAACTTCTTTAGGCTCTAAGGATTTACTTTCTTTCTTATCTTCTACTTTTTTATTTGTTGCCATTCTATACCTTATTTAAATTTTATTATTCACTTGTGGCTTTAGTATTAGAAATAACAGCCCATATACTCTCTGTCCCAGCCTTAGTATTTGTAGTAACTGTCCATATGCTTTCCGTAGCAGCCTTAGTATTAGTAGTAGTTGACCATATACTTTCTGTTCCAGCTTTAGTATTTGTAGTGACAGTAAATGTAGCCATTATAATTCTGGAACAAGAAGAACCCTAACTCCAGATTTTCTTGTTGATTTCTTTTGCACACCTCTTTCATATTTTTCTCTAAAATACCTAGATTTTTCCATATCTCCCATATCTTCAAGAATCCTTGACTTAACATAATCAAGAACATTTACATGCATAATTTCATTTAATCCACATGTACTCTCAAGATCATCTGTGAGATTTGAAGCTGTTTCATATTTAGAGTGTATAGTTATACGTATTCCATTATCAACAAATAAGGAGGTAAATGTACCTGTTTCATTTGTATTAGAACTAGAGGATGATCTTGTCATTGTAAAAGCAGTTGTGCTTGTCACAGTTACACTTTGACTAGCTAAATTATCATCATTAAAACTATCTGTGCCACTTATACTTACTGTATCTCCTGTAGCAAGACCATGAACAGCACTTGTAGTAAATGTAATTGTAGTACCACTACAGTCAGCATCACTTATAGTACCACTTAAATTCCCAGTACCATTATAAGTATCATATTCTCCAATATCTATACCTTTAGTAGTATCTGAGCTTGTTTTTCTTTCAACGATTGCAAGTCTATTATCATCATTAAACCATGCATAATAATCATTTGGATAATCTCTTTTAGCCATTATGTTAAATCTCCTGTTGAACTATCATCAGTATCACCTTTTAATAATTTATGAGGATCAGCTAATTTTGGTATTAAATTATATCTTGATACAGAGCTACTTGTATCTAATATTTCTACTCTAATTATATCAATTGTTCTTGAGGGAAGTTCATACCATCTTTGATCAGATATTAAGTCTGCTTTAGCAGAAACAACATAATGCTGTTTTTTTGATGCAATATCTAATAAAGCATCATTTATAATCTGCTTTACATATTCATGAGGTCTTCTTCCGTATAATGCTTGTATTTGATCTATTATATTTTTAACTGTCATCTTCTTGGTACTTCACCTCCTTTTAAAGCTTGTAATCCTTGCATATATTCTGCTTTTAATTTTGCATACATATCTGAATACATGGCATATAATTCAGTATCTTCATTATCAGCTTCAGTTGTAGAAAATTGTAATGCCATTTTTGATGCTACATATAAAACTACAAGAGGTTCTGCCTCATCTGGAAAGTTTACAATTGTATCAACATCTGCTACGCTTACACTTGGATATGAGATATGATGAACAACTGCTGTTTGATTTGCTGTTGGTGTTGGCTTGACATATAAAGTAGATGCATCAGAAGTGTTACCATCAATCCAATATACAGGATCAGATGCAGTTCCATAATAAATTAAATCTGACGAATCGGTTGCTAAACCACCATGCTTTGCAGATATTTCTCTAGCTTCAACTTGAAAGCCACCACTATCGGCAGAATCACGTGTTACATGTAATATTTCTCCCACACCATCCATATCCATAACAGTAGTAGTATTATCTAAAGTTGTTGCTGCCGAACACTTCGCTTTTAATTTTGCTGGAAGTTGATGTATAATTTCTCTACAAGCATCAGCAGCCCATTGATTACAAGCAGCTGAGTCTATAGTTCCCCCAACTAAATCAGTTATTTGAACATCAAAATTAGCCATTATCTTTTATTCCTATCAGCTATATCTTGACCCATCGTAGTAGTACTTAATTCTACCTTTGTTGTTTTAGCCCATGTTTTTCTCATATTCACATGATTACGTGTATCATCATGATCTTTTACATAATGTCCACAATCACACCTCATCTCTGCTTTTGTTTCGCATTCTATTTTACTATTACATTTATGACAATAAAATATTATAGACATTATTTGACCTTCCCACCTTTTTTATACATTGGTTGATTTACCATTCCACCTCCATAAGCCTCATCACCTTCATAGATTTGTTGACTACGATCCATTGCATTTACCTCTGGAACTTTTCCAATAGTATTTAGTGGAATATATTCTAACTCTTGACCCATCTTATTAGCCTCTAATATAGCAGGATTTTCAGATTTCACAAGACTTGGTTCTTCTGTTGGATAAGGTATATCTTGACCACCTTGTGGTGTAATTTTCTTAGGCATTATTTTTTACTCCTATCTCTAGCATCAGACATTGGTATATCTCCATGCTTATTAATGTATTCTAATATTTCAATTGAACCCCTATTGACAGAATTTTTATCTACTAATCCTCCATGTGAAGCCAATTCTCCTTTATGTATAATTTGATAATCTTCTGGATTTTCATTTAAAGCTAATAATTCATCTTGATGCATTCTTGCAGCATTATTTTCATTAGCATTTATAATAATTTCATCACCCTCTGCTATAAGTGGAACACCACCTTCTTCATGAGTGTTCCCTAAAATCTCTCCACCCTTAGGATATTTTTTCCATTTATTAGCCATTATCTTAAACCTCCTCCTATTCTTCTATTACCTTTATGTTTTTTACCTCTTTTCCTGCTTGCATCAGGAGATAAATTCCACTTATCTGTCTTTGCATTATAAATAAAATCTTCTTTCTCCCACTTACATATACATCCTATATTCTCATGATATTTACCATCAGATACTTCTGTAATTAAATTTTCATTATAATATGGGAACATACAATTTAGAGCCTCTCCAACAACAAATATACTTGCTGATATTATAATCTCTTGCATCATATTTATTTAGCTCCTTTATTAGTTATAATTTAAGGCTTGTTAAGGGGAAGCCCTTTATACGACCTCCCCTACAGTAAGCTAAACTGTTAACTTTTATTTATTCAAGTTACGAAGCAAATAGTAATGTACCTGTAGCTGCACCAGCAGTTACACCAATGTCACTATTTAATTTAGTAACATTAACATACCAATACCCATCTCTTTCACATACAAACTCAATAGCTGAGCCAAATGATAAGAAATTAACTGTATCATTAGTTGGTGTAAATACTAGATTAGTTTCATCAGCTGCTGAAACATCATAAGTAATTTTATTACTTGATGTTGTTGGAACAACACATCCAGTTTCCCATTTATCAGAACCAGCACAATCAAATGTTAATGCATTTGTTCCTCCTGCTGGGTCTTCAGCCATTGAAAAAACACAAACTGCGCCTGCAGTTGCTGGTGGCAAAGTAGCTGCAAGAGCTGCTGCACCAGTATATGTAGGTGAGTTTACTTGATTTACAACAAGTGTACAAGCATTAGATGAAACAGATGGAGCTCCTACGCTTAATCCAAAATATGAACCAAGTGTACCTTTTGCCCATCCTTCATTAAATGCATTACTATTCGGATTTAATTTATCACTTCTCATAATTAAACTCCTTGTAAGTGTATTAGTGCATGAGTCTCAGGAAGAGTTATTTCAAGACCTGCTTCTGTTAGAATCATATCTTTACGCAAATCTTCATCAGCCTGTTGCACGTTAGTTGTAATTGATGTATCACGATTAATACCATTACCTACTAAAGGTCTATAAGATACATGATCTAAGTCAACTAAACATAAGAATCCAGCTGATTGACCTCTAAATAAAGGCTCTTTCACCATAGATATATCACCATGAATAGTTTCTAGTTTCATTATTTTATGACCAAAAGCACCATCACTTTTATCAAAGTTATATGCTGCTTGAGTACTAGCTGTCGAAGCATCAACAAAACTATTGTTACCCAACTTATTGAAGTGAGAAATAACAGGCAAGCTTGCTAATGCAAGTTTACTGCTTCCACCACCACGAGCTGGATCAAAGATTACTTCAAAGTCACTAAGCAAACTGTCATAAGTCCAATTTGCTGCTGTGATTGTTTTTAAATAACCTTTATCTTCTGTATAAGATACTTGAGCTTCATCAGCTAATTGACCTTGAGAGTTAGCTATTATATGACCTGCAATACCATCAGTATAATTTATACTGTTAGTACTTCCTCTCATTCCAAATAACATTGCTCTTTCAATATCAACTTTATGTTCACGTAACTTTAAGTTCCAAATACGTTGCCATTCATCAGCATAACCACGATAAACAGTTGCACGTGAAGTATTAGTCATTTCACATGCTGTTTTGAATATTTGAGTATATCCATAATCGTTATCAAGCTTTTGAGACCATACATCTGGAGCTCCTGAACCTTCTTCAAATGAAGTTCCAACTACAGTACATTTTGCATCATCAGGCACTGTTAAAGCTGCACTAGATGCTTTTGCTATTGTCCTAACAGTACAAGTTGTTGTACTTCCTGAATCTGAAACAGATTCGATCCTAACCACACACCATTCTGGTTGCGCAGTAGATGTATCAACTGTACCACATGTTACTACCATTCCAGGTATTAACCAATCTACAGATGCTCCACCAACAGTATCAAAAGCAGTACTAACAGTGCTTCCTATAGCAGGAGCTGTAAAACCACCTGCTGAAAGAAATGCTCTATCAGTAATTGATACTTTAGTTCTGTCTTCTAAAAAACGAAACTGAGAGTCTGAAGTTGGCACTTTACCTACTTTAGACAGATACACGAAAAATGGTGACTCATCTGGTTGTAAATCTGCAATACGATCACTAAAATCAAACAGTCGTCTTGTATGAAAATCGGTATTACTGACCCCAGGAGTACGTGACCCATTAGCCGATAAACTGCCTCCACTATATGTTGCCATTTTATTCCCCTTTATTTATTTATTTTAATACATTTGCTCTTTTACCAGCATTCATTACAGAATCCCACATCGCATCCGTTTCAGACTTTCTCTCAGGCTGATGTCCCTGAAGGATACCAGCTGGCTGAGGGCTAGCTTGAGTTTGACGAACTTGATCTAATGGATTACCAGTAGTTGTTGCTGGGCTTTGAGAAACAGCACGCCACATTTTTAGCACATTATCTAAGCCATATTCAGATGGATGCTTATCAGCAAATTCAAAGAATGAATCTTGGTCTTCTTTAGATAATCCATGATTAGCTAAATCATTACGAAGACTTGCTCTTCCTTGCTGCTCTTTTATTCCACCTACAGCTTGATTAACTGCACTACTTATATTGTCCTGCATCTCTTGCATCCTATATTGATAGGATTTTGATGATGGGTCATTATAGGCTTCCCAAGGATCAAATTCATCAGGCTTTAAAGCAACACGTTGATTATTGGCATTTGGTTGACCACCTATTTCTCCAACAAGGTTTTGCACCAAGTCTGGACGTGATTCCAAAAATTTTCCAATCTTCTCGTACTGTTTAAGCTGTTGATTTTCAGCGTAGAGTTTATCCTTTTCAGATTGGTGGTACTTAGCTTGAGACTCCCAATCTTTTGAAGAATCCTCTTGTTGAATCGTTCCTTCATCTTGCCCTACCTCTGTATTTTCGATTTCACCACTTTCGTGATTATCGACAACAGAAGCGATAACGTCTTCATTTGACATGTTAACTCCTTTGTTATTGCTATTTCTCTTTCTTATGAGTTTGACTACGTTTCTCTGCCTCTGTGGCTAAACGTAATTTCTCAGATTCGAGTTTAACAGCGTTTGATAGTTTATCAATAGAAACTTTATTTTGTGTCTTAGAATCATACTCTTGAGATTTAAGTTGAGTTTTAAATTTCTCAACCTCTGTTCTTTTACGTGATTGAACAGCCTCTCTATGAGCAGTTTGTAAATCACCATTTAATTTTTTAACTTCTTCTTGTGCTTGCTGCAATTGAGATTGTAATTGCTGAATAAGATCAGTTCTTTGCAATACACCTTCTTTATCAAATATTTCTGTCTTTTTCAATGCCTCTACCTTATCTATAAGTCCTGCTTGGAAGGCTTCCATATACACATTCCATTCTCCCCATTTATTTGATGGCATAGTAGAATTACCAATAATACGTATATCAAAATTTCCAACAGTTAAATTATTTTCTATTTCCATTAATTCTTTTGTCTTATCATCATATAATCTTTTATTTACTGTATATTCATTAATATCATTATTAGGTTGAACAATCCTAAATGTTTTTTGAAAATTATAATGTGATTTAGATAAATGGAATATTAACTTACCTAATCTTTTTAAACTTGCCTCAACATCTCTTAGTTTAGACTTTGAACGTCTTTGACCAAAATCTTCCATCATCATTGTTCCAGACGATGTTCTAGGTGCTGATTCAGTATTTCCCTGCTGCATCTCAAATATTCCAATATTTAAATCTATATAATGTTCCACCATTTTTGGTAATTGTAATATTGAACTTGCTAAGGGTTGTGGAGAGGGGAAATGAGGTTCACCAAATGAAGCGTCATATTCTATCGTTGCATTGGGATTCGCCCAATCTCGTTCCAGTTCCTCTATATCTTGTACAGAGCCCTGTGGTATAAGCAACTTCAAGCCAGACGATGCCTGCGCATGCGAAGTTATTAAAGACATTACTTTATTTAAGAACCTCTGAAACCCCTTGTTCTTACGAACATCACTCATTGGATAAGGAGTATTAGTCCAAATATTAGGTACAGGTACTAATGGAAATATATTAGTATCCAAAACCTTTTCATATAAAATAACCTGTCCAACAATACAGGTAACCTTAACACGAGTTTGTTGTACTTGCACAATATCAAAAAGCCCTTGATCAAATGCCTCAGCAGTTTTCTTATCGGCTAAAAGTATCTCTAATCCTTTATTATCTAATACTTTTTCTTGACCAGTTTGTAAATCAACCACCCTAAAGAATGGCATCTTTACTTTTCTAAAATCTTCTATAATTCTATATTTTTCACTACCATCACCAAAATCATAATCTTTTACTATATCTGGAGTAAATGATAATCCTTGTTGCTTATTTTGTGCAGATGGATAATCTTCATCTGTTATTCCAATTGTTTCTATATTATCAATTAATACATTTCCATCCTCATCAGGAGTATTTAACATTGGATATGCATCAATCAATTGATCTTTTGTCATAATTGTAGACAACTGCATGCCTGTAGCATCATCAAACCATTTATTTCTACTATTAGGATCGACTACTACACGAAATGGATCAACATATGTAAACTTAACATCACCTCTACCATAATCAGATTCAGGGTCTACATACCCATAAAAGTATCCTAAGCCTGCAACAGAAT